TGGTGCTGTTGAGCGCTATGAGATTGACCATGCCGCACTGAAGACCTACAAATACGGGCGGTACGTAGAGGGCTTCGAAGTCAAGCAAGGTGTTGTCGTGCCTAAATTTCGATCTAAAACAAACGCGTTTAACGCGTTGACCAAGTTGCTCGGATTCGATAAAGCCGTAGTTGAGATTTCAAACGGGGCTACTTTGTCGCAAACCATTTCTGAGGAGCAAAAAGCGCAGTACGTCGAACAGTTGAAAGAATTGGCGACCATGGGCTTGTTGGATGGTGGCAAATGAATGCAATCGTCGGCCTCGATCCGCTGCGATTCTTGATCCAAGAGTCGCGCACGAATTTTGCTGCGTTTGTATCGCTTTTGCACCGTCCACGTTTTAAGCATTCCGGGTTCTCGGTCGAAGTGTGCAAAGCAATTGACGCGTTTGTCGCTGACGTGATTGCAGGCAAGCGGCCCGTATTGATGCTTACTGCGCCCCCTCAACATGGCAAAAGTTCCTTAATTTCGCGCTGCCTACCCCCCTACCTGTTCGGAAGATTACACGGCCACTTACCCGCAGTTCGCATTGCGGGTGCGAGTTACGCGCTAGCACTAGCCCGGCGCAATACGCGTGATGCAAGGTCTATCATGGGTGAACCGCTTTACCGTGAAGTGTTTCCCGCTGCATCATTAATCGGGTTTAAAGGTGTTGACAATTCAGACGGGTTTGACGTGCCTAACGGGGGTTTGCGGGGCGTGGGTGTGGGCGGCTCCCTTACCGGCTTCAGTATTGACGTGGGGATCATTGACGATGCCATACGCGATGCACAAGCTGCATTGTCGCCAGTTGTGCAGGGCGGGTTAGAAGCTTGGTACGAATCGGTTTTGATGACACGCTTACAGGCCCGGTCAGGCACGGTCATCATCGGTACGCCCTGGTCGGCAAATGACTTGCTAGCCCGTGTGCGCCGCAAGATGGCCGCTGATCAGCGATTCACGTTATTGTCGTTCCCCGCGCTCAACAAACCCACGGAGATTGGTTACAACCCGGATTTACCAGAGGGTGCACTTGTGCCGTACTTGCACGACGAAACCAAACTGCTAGAAATGAAAAAACACATGTCGGAGTTTTGGTGGTCGGCCATGTTCCAGCAAGTGCCGCTGTCGGAATTCGGGGCAATTTTCAAGAAGCAGTACTTACAATACTACCGGCGCGCTGATTTGCCCGCTAATTTCCAGCGGGTAGTTATCAGCGTTGACGCGACGTTCAAAGACGGGCAGGCAAGTGATTACGTGTGCGCGGGTGTGTGGGGGTTCACACATGCCGACCAGCGCGCTTGGCTCTTGGATTTCAGACGGGCTAAACTCGCTTTCATGGCAACGGCACAAGCTATTACCGACCTAAAGCAGAAGCACCCCCGCGTATCGCGCATTTACATTGAAGACGCGGCCAATGGCGCGGCGTTGATCGACATGCTGCGCAAGCATTTTGCCGGGCTTGAAGGCGTGCCGCCTCTGGGCAGCAAAGAGGCTCGCGCCGCTGCGGTGTCGTGGGCGTGGGAAAATGGGCAAGTCATGCTGCCGCACCCGGACGAAGTGCCAGGCATTACGCCACTCGTTGCGGAAGTTACGACTTTCCCCGACACGACGACAGGCTACGACGACGCAGTAGACATGATGACCATTGCCTTGCATCAGTTAATGCTACGTTCGCCGATAGCGAGTATGATTACAAAAGATATTCTTAATCGAGTGTAACTATGTCACGACGCAAACACGCAACGAAACGCATTGCAAAAACTGCAACACGTCCCGCTAAACCGATTGCGGCCGACGACAAATACGCACGCCGCGCAGCGATGCGCGCCGCAGTGGACGCGTTGGGCGAACCGACTAGCCCGTCGCTGCAATCCGCGCAACGCTACGAAACGAACAACGCGCACTATTCGAACAACGAGCGCAAAGCCGCAGAACATGCGATGGACTTTAATGGCGCAGCAGCTAACGCGCTGACGTTTGTATCGCGCACAGGCTTTCCCGGGTTCCCCACGCTGGCGCTACTTTCTCAATTGCCGGAATATCGCGCCATGCACGAAACGCTCGCCGATGAATGCGTGCGCAAGTGGGGATACGTCAAAGCAGCAGACGACACCGATCCCGCGTTGCTGGAACAAATTGAGTCAGAACTGAAACGCATTAACTTACGGGAAGTGGTGCGCCAACTGGTCATTCATGATCAAGCTTTCGGGGGTGGGCACGTCTATTTCAAACTGAAGAACGACGAGCAATTCCGTGATACACCACTCGTATTGCGTCCCTACACGGTCAAGAAAGGCTCGTTTGAGGGTTTGCGCGTGGTGGAACCGTACTGGGTGACGCCGAACTACTACAATTCTATTGATCCTACCGCAGCGGATTTTTACAAGCCTTCGTCGTGGTGGATGCTCGGCACGGAAGTACACGCGACCCGGCTAGAAACGATCGTCAGCCGCCCTGTACCGGACATGCTCAAACCCACGTATTCATTCCGTGGCATTTCAATGACGCAGCTTGCCGCCGAGTATGTCGATAATTGGCTGCGCACCCGGCAATCCGTGAGCGATACCGTCAAGCAATTCTCTATTACGGGGGTGCGCACGGACATGCAGCAGATGCTGCAACCGGGCGGCGCGATGGATTTAGCTGCACGCGCAGACTTGTTCAACCGCGCCCGCGACAATCGCAATATCGCGTTTCTTGACATGGCGACGGAAGAGTTCTTCCAACTCAACACGCCGTTGTCAGGGCTGGACGCGCTGCAAGCCCAGTCGCAGGAGCAAATGGCGGCAGTGTCGCACACGCCGTTAGTGAAGTTGCTGGGCGTAACGCCTACTGGGCTAAATGCGTCCAGTGATGGTGAAGTTCGCGTCTGGTACGATCACGTAGCCGGTTATCAAGCAAACACACTGACCGCGTTAATGCAAACCGCTTTGCGTATTGTTCAACTGTCGCTATTTGGCAACATCGACGAATCCATTTTCTTCGAATGGGCACAACTGCACGAATTGACCGAGTTGGAAGATGCAGAGCGTCAAAAACACGAAGCAGAAACCGATGCAATCTATATCGAGCAGCAAGTCATCACTCCGCAGCAGGTAGCTGAACGCCTCGACAACGACCTGGGCAGCATGTATTCCGGGACACTGGTGGCCGACACGCTAGAAGAAACCTCGGACGACGACATACAAGGCATCACGGAGCACATTCTGGAAATTGGCGACGAACAGCCGGGGCAAGAAACGAGCGCGCCCGCTGCGACTGGCGGCGAGGGTTACACGGCGAACGGCGGCCCGGTCGATCCTGCCGAAGTGGACCCCGACTCTTTAGCGCAGTTGGCGGAAATGGGGCAGGCCGTGATGGAAAATCAGGTTGACAAGCAATCGTCGCAATAATGGAACTGCGCGCACCCGGCAAGCGGGACATCAAACTTCCCGCAGTAGAAACTAACTTTCAAGTCGAGTTATTCTACAAGCAGGCATTGAGCAAAGCGGTAGCTAACATGACCGCTTCTTATGAGTATTGGCTCGCCATGCGGTTCAAGAAAGCTAAAGACGCCAACGTAGAGGCAGGGTTGCTACCGGACATTGCACAGGATGCCGACACGCCGGGCAAAGCCACGCGCAAGCTCTTTGGCGAGATTGGCCGACTGCACGACTACTGGCAAAACTACTTTGACGACTTCGCCAACAAGATAGCTAAACAGATGGCGGGCAAGTGGTATGACAGCAATTCTCGGTCGTGGCGCGGCAAGTTGGATAAAGCTGGGTTTGACATTAAGATGCAGGTGACGCCTGCGCAAAAACTGATCCTTGATACCAAGATCAAAGAAAATGTCGCGCTGATTAAGTCGATCCAGCAGGATTACCACAAGAACATCGAAGGGATTGTGACGCGTAATTTCCTTGCCGGGCGGGACTTATCCACCATGGCAGACGCGATCAAAAAGACCGGGGGTGTATCAACGCGCCGCGCCGCGCTGATTGCACGTGACCAGTCGAACAAAGCTACTGCGCAACTCAACAGTTCACGCCAACGCGAGATTGGCGTAACGTGGGCCATGTGGCAGCATTCCAGCGCAGGCAAAGAGCCACGTCCTGAACACGTGCGAGCAGGGCGCGAGCACTGGTTTTATCGCATTGACCGGGGTATCGATTTTGGGGACTCGTTCGGTTACGTCTTGCCCGGCGAAGCAATTAACTGCCGTTGCACAGGACGCAGCGTAATACCTGCGCTAAACCGTTTACCTGCCGGGTTTGATGAGGCGAAGCTAATCGAAGTGCCGGGTTTCCCCGGCGCTTACAAAATGCCTTAAATTACACCCGTTCGACTAGTTCACAAACCCGGCGCAACTCATGTGCTTGCCCCGCCCGCGCAGCAGCCCGCGCAGCAGCAACATCAGCAGCATCAGCAACATCCGCAGCAGCCCACGCAGCAGCAGCCTGCGCAGCCCACGCAGCATGCGCAGCATCCGCAGCATCCGCAGCATCCACAACATGCGCAGCCCACGCAGCCTCCGCAGCATCCGCAGCATCCGCAGCATCCGCAGCATATGCAGCCCGCTTAGCAGCAGCCCGCGCAGCAACTAATTCTTCCTGCGTTGCCTCACCATTCGCAAAGCGTTCAGCAACATCTAGTGCGTCAAGGCTGCGTTGATCTGTCATCAAATGTTGCACCTGCCTAGCGCACCAGACTGCATAAAGCCTAATCTCGCGTTCATGACCTTCCACTGCGCGCAAACACCACAACGCATCATCTAATCCGTTGCTGTCCAGAATCTGAATGATGGGAACGGGTTCGTCGTCTGCTTTCGTTTTACCTAGGGTGCGCAGCAGCTTTTCCCAGCCCTCGGCGCAAGGGTGGAACTCTCTGATCTTGTTTAATGTGGTTTTCATGATCTGCTTTCTATCTAGTTGCGCTTCGACCCTCTCGGGCTAGTCCAGTGCTTAATTGCCTTTACACTTCATGCATGCGCACTTCATTCCACCTTCTTTTGCAGCGCGACCGGCGTTAAATGCGTGGTCGTAATCTGTCCGAGACAATCCGGATTC